GAGATTATATCACTAAGTAAAAGTCCAACAGAAAATGTTCGCAATCAAGTTGCAAACATTTTTTGGGGACAATAACCAATTTTAGTATTGACATTATTTTCTCTCTGTGCTATAATTAATTCATGGTTAAAGTTTTGGCATTAGATTTGTCTACAAAGAGTTCTGGTTACTGTGTGATGAATGAAGGTTCTGTTGTGGATTTTGGCACAATTAAGTCAAATGACAAAGACTTTTTGGTGAGAGGTCAGTATATGGCAGAGTTTATTAGACTCCTGTGTGAAAAGTATGGGAAGTTTGATAAAGTCATAATTGAGGAATTGAAAGTTATATCAAACCAGAAAACTCTTGTGATGCTTGGTATTGTTCAGGGTATGGTTATCAGAGAGGTAAGAGACTCTGAGGTTGTATTTGTTACTCCATCAAGCTGGAGAAAGCAATTTCACCTGAATGGTAAACGAGCAGAGGCAAAGAAAAAAGCTATAGATCTTTGTGTGGTCAAAGGGTATACTGTGAAGAATGATGATGAAGCAGAGGCTATACTCATTGGGCTTGGTTCATTTGACAAAGTATAATCTCTGTGGTATAATCATTGTGTGCATTATAGTTCCGCTATAAGAATCACCTCCTTTGAAATTTTTCCTGTGGAGTAGGTTAGCTCCATAGGTTTTTGTCCTCATAGCCAAGTTTGGTAAGGCGGTTCAGACACAAATTAAACTTAATCAAATAATTATTTATAGGAGACAGTTGCGGTGTATCACTATAACGAGAATTATGTTGTAAATGAATATGGTGAATTATTTAGTTTGTTTGGTATTAAAATCAGAAAACTAAAACCTTATATAAATGCTAATGGTTATGTTATGTATAGATTGAGAATCAATGGTAAAACTATTCAAAAATCAGCACATTACTTAAGCTATTGGGTAAATATAGGTCACTTTGATAGGTCTGATGGGCTACAGATTGACCATATTGATGGCAATAAGTTGAATAACCATTATACAAATCTTAGGAGGGTAACTCCTAAAGATAATTGTAACAACATAAACACTATTGGTGAATTGACACCAAGGTCTAAATCTAAATACAGAATTACTAACAGTGATAGACTTCCTTGTAAGTACATAAAGGAAAGAGCTTACAACCCAAGTGAGAATGTTGTTCATCCCCTTGTGTATGTAAAGGGTAGGTTTGAAAAACGTAATAACTGTGAAATCTGTGGTGATTTAACAAGTGGTAAATTATGCCTTGAATGTTTTAAAAAAGAAAAGGCTAGAAATATTCCTTCTAGGGAAGAGCTTGTAAAAGACCTAATGTCACATAAGTCTCTTGTGAAGTTAGCTTCTAAATATGGCATTTCTGATAATGCTTATAGAAAGTGGTTAGCTAAAAGAGGTTTACCTGTTAAATACAAAGAGATTAAGTCATTCATAATGAGTGTATAGCCAAGTGGTCTAAGGCTGTGAGCCGCAACCTCACTATTCGGGGGTTCAAATCCCTCTACACTCTTATGTGTCTGAATGATGCGTCGGTTCAAATCCGACTGAGGACTTGGTTGATAGGTATCACATTTCTGTGAATACTAAATGGTGGTTATACCCACCATATGCACCCTTAGCTCAACTGGATAGAGCATACGCCTTCTAAGCGTAGGGTTACAAGTTCAAGCCTTGTAGGGTGTATGGCCCTTTGGTGGATAAATCGGAAAGGGGACACTAATAGACATAAGGGATACTCTGCGACAGTACATAAGGACTGTATAACCATGAAACCTGTGTCGAATTTTATGTTTCACATCACTGCTGTGCTTTGAGATGGTTGGATTCCTTCTGTGTGAGTAATTTATTGGGAAAGGTAAAGATAATGGCTACAAAATCTAAACTATATTCAGAGACTATGAGAGAATTGAGTTTGCTTGATGAAAAGTCACTCACTCTTTACCAAATGCGTTGGGGTCTTATTGATGTTGATGAGACATTGCTTAGTGAAGTAGGCTTTGAGGTATACTCTCAAATACCTCCTTGCACTCCTGTGGCTAGAAATGCTATGTTGCAGATTATGGCTTCGTTTGAGGATAGCTATGAGCGTAAAGAATGGGCTGACCGTATTGAAGGTAAGGCTACTCAGACTACTGTGAATGTGAATCACGATACCAAAGATGGTATTGATGAGCTTAAGAACTACACTAAAGCTAAGCTAGATGAACTTTTTGGAGAGAAATAATGGCATCACATAGCCCTAGAGAGGATTTGTTTGAAAAGCACTATGCTGAGATAACAGAGCTACTTGAGGGCTTTGTAATCTCTGTGGTTAATATGGGTGACTATGAAAGTGCTGAGAATGCTCTAATTGGTTATCTTGTGGATATGTACTCTGAGGTATTCCTTGGAGAGATTGACTATATCTTAGATGCTTTAGGTGTTGACCTAATGCCAGAAGAGGTTATTGAGCTTAGAAATGGTGTTAATACCTCGGCATTTGCTAGAAGTAACTTTAGCAGGTTAAAAGATATTCTGGAAGCTCATGCACAAGACTTAAGAGCAAAAGTAATAGACTCTGTGGATACTGTGAAGCTAGATGATATTATCAAAGAGTTCAGGAGTAATCTTGAAAGACTTGCCTTAAGTGAGATTCAGATGGGTATTGAGAAAGCCTCTGTGGAAAGTGCTAAGCTGTTTGAGATTATCACAGAGAACAGTATCTTAAAGACTTGGAACTGTGTAGGTGATTCACACACATGTCCTATATGTCTAGCTATGAATGGTACGACAATTCCAGTAACGGAGAGTTTTGCCAATGTAGCACCTTCTGTTGGAATTGAGGAAGATTTTAGTTACACAGGAGGAGATATTGTTTATGCACATCCAAGATGCAGATGTTGGGTTACTTACTCAAAAGCGTAAGGTATTATCCAACAAGGAAAAATTATCCATACTCTTAGACCAAGTTACTCCACAAGATGAGCTAAGAGATGCTGTGAAGGGTAAAATACCTAAGCACTTTAAGCGTAATACCATTCGTGAAAGAGAAGGTTTTGAGAAAGAGCTTGAATACTATAAGCTAGGATTCACTACAGCCCTATCAGAGTTCAATATAGAGCTATGGTGGTCACAAGCAGTACAATTTGGTGCTTTCCTAAGTGGTAAGTATAAAACAGGTTACTGTGTAGCTACACCTCGTTATGGTAAATCATTCCTGTGTGGTATTATGTCTAACCACTTTGCTTATGATGGTGAGAACTGTTATGCTGTCGGTTCTACTCAAGAGTATTCGGGAATCATTATTCAACATGCCAGAGAGATTCTTGTGAACTCTCACCCTGATGTAAAAGCTATGCTATCCTTTGATGAGAAGGATGTAACTGCTGTGGATAAGAGACTTAAACGAGGTTTGTCATCATTCTCAAGTGAAGGTTTCTCATTTAGAAATGGTGGTAAGCTAGAAGGTCTATCAGCAGGTTCTAACTTTACAGACCCATCTAAAATCCATGTCATTGGTCGTGGTGGTAATATGTTTGGAGATGAAGCCTCTGACATTTCACCTATTGCCCTTGGTCACATGGGTCGTAGAGAGTTTGAATCAGATGATGGTCGTAAGCTCATTATGTATCTAATCTCTAACCCACGTTCACTGAATAACTTCTATGACTTTATGACGAATGAAGACCTAGCAGATGATGAATTTGTTATGTGGTTGGATGTTGTAACAGCTATGGAAGAGGGTAGTATCAAATACACTAAAGAACAGCTTATGAGGTCACAATTCACTATCACAGAGGATTCCATCAGGGAAAACCTCTTGTGTGAGTTTCCTACAGAGCGTTCTTCATTCTTTGATTCATCACCAGATATTACAGATAACTTTGACCCTATGGATAAGCAACTAGACTACTTTATTGGTGTGGATAGTGCATACAAGGGTTCAGATAGTATTCAAGTAACTGTGTCTGTGGTTGATGAGAAGAATCACTTCACTGTGATAGATTCACAAGATATTAAGCCTGCTGAGTGGATTGATGGTATAACTGCTATTGAGATAGTGAATAAGATTGTCATGATAGCTAATAGGATTAATGCTAAAGCTATAGGAATTGACTCTGGTGGTGGAGCACATATTGTACAGCCTTTGAAGATGAGAAGGTTAAGTGGGCAATTAAAATGCCCTGTGTATGATATAAACTTTGGTGGTAAGCCTACAGAGATTAAAGTCATAGCTAAAGACCCTAGTGCTGAATATGCTTCTAATAGACGTGCTGAAATGCACCTAATGTTGAGAGGTATGATGGAGGCACAAAGGGTAACGTTTGTAAGAAAAGTATGGGATGCAATAAGTCGTCAAATGTCCTTTGTTTCTGAGGTACAGAGACCAGAGGAAAGACTTGTTAAAATTCGTCCTAAATCTGAAATTAAGAAATTACTAAAACACTCACCAGATGAGCTAGATAGTGTATTGCTATCACTTCATGTGGCTGAGTTATTCTACCTTGGAGGTTCTTAATGAGCTGTGGAAAATGTCGCAAAGATGACTGTGGTGGCTCTTGTGCTATGGATAGGTACTTTAATGCTGAATACAAGGACAGGTTAGTTTTCCAAAGTTCAGGATTCAGAGGTACTCCAATTAATGAAACATTAGAAGATGTTGAGAGATTAGCTCTTGACTTACCTGATGTTGATTATATTCTTGATAACATTGTGAACTACATGTTCACTAATAGCCTTACTACAGATAACTTTGAAAGAGATGCTGAG